AAGGAGTCCTACAATGAAGAGAAGTTATATTCCCTGGATGCTCTGCGCGGCGTGGGGCGTCGTCATTTTCACCACACCATCGTGGGTGTGGATCCTGGTGGCTCCACTGATCCTCGCTGCTACGATTTTTCTCAACATCAGGACGAGAGGGATGAAGTGATGGCAAAGAAAAACTACAATGAACTCATCGGGACCATCGAGTGGATGCGCGAGCGCCTGAAGGCGGAGACCCGGCGCAGGAAGATCATGACCTTTCTCCTCCTCGCCATGTTCTCCATCGTCGCGGCCATGGGCATCGCCCTGTTCATGGGGGTGAGATGAGCAACGAGAACCAGACCTATCTCTGGCACAAGGGTGTCATCGACAACCTGAAGAAGGACAACCGCAGGCTCACCGAGGAGCTGTGGGCCACGCAGGACAAGCTCTTCGACGTCCTCAAGACGCTGGACAAGAAGCAGATCACGAAGCAGCAATACCGTGTCCTGCTCGACCTGTTCATGGTCACAGACCCGTGGCCACTCCCGCTGGAATCTGCCTCCATCATGGAGGATTACCTGAACAAGCTGGCTCCTGATTTCGGTCACCCTAACTGGGTCGAGGCGTATCACAACGTGGAGAAGTAGCCATGAACCAGAAAGAAGCGGCCCTGGTCCTGGATGTGCTCAAGTCCTTCGAGCGGTCAGTGTCCTCGGGAGCCCCCTACCAGAGGCTCCACCATGCCATCAGCATCATGGCACCGCTCGCCCAGCCGTTCAGGATAGCCGTCTCCTTGAGCCTGGCGAGCCTGGGCTCTGGTGACTCCTTGGTCTCCGGGGCCAAGGACCTGCGCGAGGCCAGGACCATCGCCAAGAGATATGTGAACGAGGGGAGTGGAGAGGTCTGGATCTCCAAGAAGGTGAAGATCGTGGAGATCTGGCGCAGGGGAGCGGACGGGAAGCCGGAAAGGAGCTTGTGATGAAGAATCTGAGCAAGATGACCGCCGCAGAGATCGAGATCGAATTCAGTGTGGAGCTGAGGAAGCTCCTGAAGAAGTGGAGGGCCTCCCTTTACGCGGTGGAAGGGAAGCACGACTACGGGATGTGCGCCAGGGTTGGTTTCGTTGAAGTGCCTTTGGGATGGGAGTTCACCGAGAACGGAGCCAAGCCATGAAGCAGATCAAGAACATGACCGCCGCAGAGATCGAGGCCGGGTTCAAGAAGGACCTCATGGCCGTGCTGAAGAAGTGGAATGCCTCGATTGGCTCCATATATGAGGGGGGAGCCGAGGCGCAAATCCAAGATCCTTCCCACCCCTACAACACAATCGAAGTATACTTAGGCTACGATTTCGATGAGAATGGAAGGGTGTGAAGGCCATGATGAAGCTTTTGGAGATTTGTGGAGCCCTGTTGCTGGCTCTAACATACGGGGTGGTCATCGCAACCTTGGGAGTGGTCTTGTCTCCCTTCATCTTAATTTTCTTGGTCTTTTGGCCAATCGCTCGTCTTTGGATCTACGTGAAGGAAGGAATCTGAAATGTCATCAGAAGCAAGCTACCTGTCGGATGAACTGAAGAAGGCCCAGGCCCGTATCTCCCAGCTCGAAGCCTACTTCGACGCGATCCAGGGCGTGTCCCTGGTCCAGTCCGTGTGGCGCATCAGGGAGCTGGAGGCAGACGCATCCAAGGCCGAGCGGAACTTCAGGAATCAGATCAGCGCCGCCCAGTCCAAGAACGCCAAGCAAAGGACGGTCCTGTCCGGGCTTCAAAAAAGCAAGGCTCAGGCCCGTATCGCCCAGCTCGAAGCCCGAGTCGCCCTTCTGGACGACACCAACAGGATCCGGCAGAGGGACACGGAAACCCTCCAAAGGGATCTGTTGAAAGAGCAGGCCCGCATCGAGGAGCTGGAGAAGCGGAACCTGTTCCTGGAGGATCACGCGGCATCCTTCGCCGGGATCGCGGATGACGAGGTTGCGAAGCGCCGGGAGGCCGAGTGGCGGGCCAACTCCCAGAGGGAGCGCATCGAGGAGCTGGCGGCCAAGCTCCTCCTGGCAGAGCAGAAGATCAAGGAGCTGGAGTCCGATGCGGCCGCCCGCGCCAAGGTCCGGGAGCGGCTGGTGGAGAGCATCAACGTAAAGGCAGCTCAGGTCCAGGAGCTGGAAGCAAACCTGGCATTCTACCAGGAGAAGGAAGAGAAGGACCACATCAAGATCACTCAACAGCTCCAACGCATCCAGGAGCTGGAACTGGCCCTGGAGCGCCAGCGCGGCCACGCCAAGAACCTGCAATTCCGCCTGAACGAGATGCCAAGGGACGTGGTCCATCTACAGGAGCAGCTCGACCGGGCGCGGTGCGAGCGGGACGAGGCCAAGAAGCAGCTCGCCCAGCATGGGAACGAGGTCGGCGTCTTGCGCGAAAGGCTTCGGGATGCAATCTCGGCCGAGAGTCGTTACTTCAAGGAGAAGACCGAGCTGGAGGAGCGCCTCAAGCAGGCCAACGGCAAGCTCGACGGATGGCGCCGCCGGGCCCTCTCGGTGGAGGGGTGCAGCAACCGCTTGATGAATAGCCTGGTCAAGGCGTGGATGGAAATCGTGGAATTGAAAGGAAAGAAATGAAACGCTTCATCCCGGTGTTCGTGGTATTCTTTGCCTGGGCATGGGTGTGTGCCAACATGGACCTGGCCGTCTCAGCCACACTCCTGCCCTTGGCAATGATCCTGATCGCCCTGTCGGGCTATAACATGGTGAGGGAGTCATGAAGACGGTCAGCAGAGATCGCACCATCAAGGCCTTGGAGGAGATCTGGGGCGTGAGCTTCAAGGGATGGAAGATCTCCGTGAAGCCAAAGTCTACCGGAACCCTCGGAGGCTGGTGTGACTGCTTGATCAGGGAGATCATGCTATACCCCTGGTGTAGCGACGAGCCGGAATACATCCGGATCCTCCTGGTCCACGAGCTGGCGCACGCTTGTGATTCGATCCGATCCGGAGGGGAATACAGAAGGACGAAAACTGGCAGGCTCCTGACGCACGACAAGATCTTCAGGGGTATCCTTCAAGAGGTGGAAGCGGTGAGGCCCTCGTGGGTCCAGAACCTAAGTAAGCGAGGACTTCGAACGGCATATAGGAGAGACGAATGAAGACCAATCTCACGAACCTGCTTCGGAAGGTAGACTTCGGGTGGTCTATCCTGGCCACGGCGGCGAGCATCTCGAATCCTGAATCAGTGAAGCTATACCTGATTCACGCAACCAAGAAGCTCTCAGACTGCAGGGTCTTAATGAAGAGGGCAGAGGTCGGCTACATCAAGGCCCGGGATGAAGAGCTTGCTGTAGATCCTGCGGCATCAAGGACGGCGATGGTCTATCTGCAGCGGGTTCGGGCCCTGGAGAGTGAGACCCTCGCCTTCGAGCGAGCGATCCAACATTTATCGAACGTGATGGGAGTCGAATTGGAGTAAGGCCCTGTGGTGTAACGGTCAGCACGCCACCCTTTCAAGGTGGAGGACCGGGTTCAACTCCCGGCTGGGCTACCAGCTTTCAACAAAAGGAGAACGAAATGTTTTTGAGCATGGAAGACGAGGACATCCTGGATCTGACCGACCGCATCTGGGAGGAGACGACCGAGGACGACGACATCTTCTGGATCATCCGGCAGGTCTTCAACAGTGAGGGCATCGAGATCACCTTCCCTCGGGACACTGATCCGGACGAGCCCCTGTTCATCCTGCCGGACGAGCGTAAGGTCGTCGTTCGGTTCAACAAGAAACTCGGCATCGATGCGGCGCGGATCTTATGAACGCATGGCTCAAGAAGGATGCTCGGGCTGCCCTTGAGACCCGGGCCGAGTCCCTTGGGCTTGAGCTGGAGAAGACCAAGGGAGGACTGACCATCATCAAGAGAGGAGGACGGATACTGTCGTTCCTTCGGACCTATGACCGGATTGATGCGTTCCTGTCTGGGTTCCAGGCAGGGATTCAAGAAAAACCTGGCCCTGAGGTCTCTGACGACGTATCATAGCCTACCATGTTGAAACTTTACGTTCAAGACCAGGCGAATGTGACGAGGGCCAAGAGCCTCCACCCAGACCAGGGGGACGATCTACCAGATCTCCTCCCTGAGCAGGATCTGGAGGAGGCCCTCCGCAAGTCCTGGCCCACCGATGCTCACTTCCTGACCTACTTCATCCCAGGGGAGACAGACATCTTCCCCCTCGCCAAGATCGCTCTCGGGCTCATCCGAGTCTCGGGAGGTGACGTGCTGGTCCGCTACCTTGCGGTCGACCTGGACAAGGAGCCCCATGAGCAGTGGTCCGGCCCAGAAGAGCTGGCGGCCGCCGAGGACGAGCTGGCGACGGCATTCTCGAAGTCCGACGTGCCCCTGCCGGCGGTCTACTACCCGACCCTCAAGGGAATGCGGCTCATCTACATCCTGACCGAGCCCGTCTCCACGGAGAGGGCAGAGCCCCTGCACCGAGGGCTCCTGTCCATGATCGGCGGGCTGGGCCTGACCAAGGTGCAGGTGGACGGCTGGAAGAAGGGCAGCACCTCGGACTGGACCCGGTGCTTCCGCCTGCCCGACGTCGTCAGGAAGGGCGAGAGGACCCCTGATTGGCTCCTGGAGCGCCTGGAGATCGACACCGCCCTTAGGGTCAACCCGGACACGATCAACGAGCTAGGGCCTCCTGCGCGGGCCACACGGCAATCCCTGAACCTCCGGGGGCGGCCCATGCCAGATCCGGAGATGGCCAGGGGCATCCTCTTCGACAAGAACAAGCAGACGGAAGTCCACAAGCAGGCGAAGCGGCGCCTGAAGAACAGGGACTGCTACCCCTACATCTGGCCCGAGTCGCCACAGGCACTACAAGATCTGCTGCCAGAGAGGGGGACTCGGGACACGATCATGATGAAGGTGGCCGGGCAGGTGATCTCCCTGATCTTCCCCATCACCGGCTCCCGGCCCGAGCACGCCTTTGCCCTGCTCCTGGACTGGGTGTCCATCATGCCTCCAGAAGAGGCGGACCTGGATCCACTGTCGAACCTGTGGGGGAAGATTCTCAGGCTGTGGGAGCAGGAGGACGCCAAGCAGGAGATCAGGGAGGAGCTGGAGATCCGGGAGGAAATCCAGGAGGAGGTCGCCCGGCGCAAGAAGCTGGTGACCGCCAACGAGGTCCTGGCGGCGGCCCGGGAGATCTGGCCCAAGGGGATGCTACCGGACGACGACAACGAGGCCATGCTGGTCCTGTCCAGGAGGGCGATCTTGGCGAGGAAGCTCTATTTCGTCCTCCAGAAGAACGGCACCTACTCCACCATGAGCTATGGGCAGCAGGAGATCTACGCCGGGATCCGGGAGTCCGGCATCGACGGAGTGATCATCCAGACTCAGGGCGAGGACCGGCTGGTCCCCCTGGTGAACATCCTCAGGAACCACATGACCCCCGTGACGGAAGTCTCCTACCAGGTGGGCGGCTTCCCTCCAGGGCTCCGTGGGGGGATCCCTTCGCGGGACGGGAGCCTCCTCTTCCCTGTGACTCGGATCAGGGAGGACCTGGAGCCGGCCTACAACGACGACGTCAACGACTGGCTACAGTGTCTCGTGGGCGCGGACAACTTTCAAAAGCTGTGCAACTGGATCGCCTGGTCTTTCGACCTGGTCAACCCCATCTGTGCCATCGCCCTGATCGGTCCCCCGTCCACCGGCAAGAAGCTCTTCGTGCGGGGCCTGGCCGAGTGCTTTGACCCGTCCAACGTGGCGACAGGAGCCGTCTTCGGGAACTACGCTGCCTCCCTCAGAAGCTCGGTCATCGTGTCTCTGGACGAGGGCATCCCGAGCGCAGGGTTCGGCACGAACCACCCAAGCGAGATGTTCCGATCCCTCGTCGCTGGTGACCCGATCCATGTGAATGAGAAATACATCGCCCCATATACGGTGCGAGCCCCGTCCCGCCTGATCATCACCGCCAACACGATGGGGATCCTGTCCTCCCTCGCCAAGGCAGGCTTCACCGAGGACGACCGCAAGGCCCTGATCCAACGCATCTACCTGTTCTCCGTCAAGCAGGCGGCGGCGGACTTCTTGGCAGAGCGTGGGGGAGCGGCCTTCACCGGCAAGGACGGTGTCAGATGGATCGCCCCTGACGGAGAGGCTGACGGAAGCGACTACCTGATCGCCCGGCACTTCCTCTGGCTGCGGGACAATTTCAAGCGGCTGCCCCGTGGCAACCGACTGCTCATGGAGGGGATGGATGGGTCAGAGCTGACCTATCGACTCCGTGGAGAGGCCGACGTAGAGGCCAACCTCATCCAGCTCATCATGAACTACGTGGAGACGAGCGCCGCAGCACGTACGTTGCCTTCGATGTATGTCGAATCTGACGGAGAAATCTACTGCACGGTGGCTTTTGCCAGGCATTTGCTATCTCCGAACATTTCTTGCAAGGTAGCTTCCGCCGCCCTGAAGGCCATTAGCGCTGCGGAGTTCAACAATCAAGGCCAGAAGAACATCAGGATCCAGGGAATCGTCCAGCGCTGGCATCGACTGGACAAGCATCTTCTGTTCTGGGCAGCCGAGGAGATTGGCTACGCCCGGAAACGCTTCTGTGAAATCACCAACATCAAGTCACCCAGGGAGGCGTAATGGCTGGCCCATCTAAAGAATGGCTTGAAAGGAGGACCTGTGGTTAAGTTCCGCAACGGAGTCATGCAGTTGTGCCAAGGGGATTTCGTCTACTGCCCCATCTGCGGGACACAGACACGGGAAGGGAAGAAGTTCCGAGTGAAGAGCAGAATCATCGGAATGGATATCCTGCCTCACACGGCCCCATTCCTGACGATGCCCCTCAGCTTCGACCCAGAGGAGAGCACCATCCGGTTCGCAACCGACAGGGAGCGAGTGGGATGGAATGGCTACGGCGCCAGGATCATCTTCCTGTGCGAGGACGGCCACAAGTGGGAGCGGGTGTTGGTCAACCATGGAGACGAGGCCATCTCCTTCGCTGAAGCCGTCCTGGATCACTCGGAGCAGGAGGTGGAGCTGGATCGAATGGCTGAGGAAGATGACGACGAGGAGGAATCGGAGTGATCATTTCAGCCACGCAGTATAAGACCTTCCTTGCCTGCAGGAGGAAGTGGGCGTTCGAGAGAGTCTGGCGACTGCCCCAGGTCGCTAAATCCGCCGCCGCTCAGATCCTCGGGACCGTGACGCATGCCGTACTGGCCCGCTGGCTTGAGGCGGACGAGACCGGCAGGGACAAGGCGGGGAAGTCGGTGAACATCTATCCAGACGGGTGGATGACCTGCAAGGACGGGACCGTGACCGACGAGGAGGCCGAAGAGATCAAGGCACTGGTCCAGCTCGGCATCGACTCGGGCATCGTCCTCCGTCGCCCCGGTAGGGAGATCGAGAAGAAGTTCGACCTGCCGGTCGTCGATGACGTGGGTTTGACGGGCTACATTGACCTCATGCTCCTGGAAGACGCTGAGGTCCATGACCACAAGGTCAGCAAGAACAGCCGCTACTGCCTCTCCGAGGCCTCCATCCAGGACGATCCGCAGATGCTGATCTATGCTGCCTACGCATTCTACCAGCGCCACCTGAAGGGCCTGCCGGAGAGGCCGGTCCTGATTCGCCACAATCAATTCGTTCGGCAGCCGTCCCCCCGCGTGCAGGTGGCGGAAGCCCACGTCGACCTGCCTCGTGTCGACGAGTTCTGGATGGAACTGACACAGATGGCGAAGGAAATGCTGGACCTTCGCTCGACCGTTCTCCAGAGTTCGGAGTATGCTTCTGGCGAGTGGGCATTCGTGGCGGGCGCAGAAGACACCAAGGCCTGCAATGCCTATGGAGGCTGTCCGTTCCTCTCGATTTGCGGTGGAAAGAATTCGATCAAGGACTACACCAAGAGGATCAAGCAGATCATAGACAAGTCGGGTCAGCAGTTTGACCAAAAGGAGACGGAAGAAATGTCGCTGTTCGACAAGATGAAGAAGAAGAAGCTGCCATGCCAGGCCGAGCCCGAAGCTCCGGCCGTCGAGGATCCCAAAGTCGCCATACCCTGCATCGCCTGCGGAGGGAAGGGCCAGAATTCCAAGGGGTTCCCGTGCAAGGCCTGCATGGATTCCAACAAGGACATGGAAGTTCCACCGGCCCCGACTCCGGAGCCCGCGCCCGTCGTTGAGACCGCCAGCGCTCCGGAGCCGGCACCGGCTCCTCCAAACTCCCCAGCAGACGCCCCGGAAGTCGCCCCGGAAGTCCCCCCGGAAGTCCCCGGACCTGCCGAGGAGAAGCCGAAGCGCCGGGGCCGGCCCAAGGGGAGCAAGAACAAGACGCCCATCGAGATCACGGGCCAGACTGGGGTTGAGGAGGAAGTCAAGCCGCTGAAGGAGGAACCCCCGGCGATGCTCAACGAGATCGCCAAGCCCATCCAGACGACGCCCTTCCCACCGGAAGCCTACCTGCCGCCCGAGGCCAGGATCGTGTCGGCCGGCACGTTCCCTGTGGAGCCCCCGGAAGGGCCGACGCTCTACGTCCGGTGCATGCCTGTGGGCCGGACCGTGAACTGCGTGGAGCGGATCTTCAAGGCTGCCATGGCCTTGATCCTGGCCGACCTCGGGGACGATGCTCCCGACAGCTTCTGGTCCCTCGATGTTTTCAAGCGGAGGGACATGCTCACCCTCGCGGCAGGGCATGTCGAGATCCTGACCGACGTGTTCGTGGCGGCCCCGGACTCGACCCCCGAGATGAAGGCATTCGTCCAGGGCCTCCGCTCCCGGTTCGAGAACATCGTGGAGGGAATCTGATGCGCATCCAGGATCTCATGGACCGGATCAACCAGTATGCCCACGACAAGGGCTGGTGGGACAAGCCCAGGGAGTTCGGGACCTTGATCGCTCTCGTCCACTCGGAGTTGTCCGAGGCCCTGGAGGCCGAGAGGGTGAACATGCAGAGCGACAAGATCCCGGAGTTTTCCGGGGTCGAGGAGGAGCTGGCGGACACGATCATCAGAATCCTGGACATGGCCAAGGAGCTGAAGCTGGACCTCATCGGGGCCCTCCGGGCGAAGATGGATTACAACGACACCCGTGCGTATCGGCATGGGGGAAAGAAGTTCTGAACTGTGAGCCTCCTTGACAAGCTGAAGGAGAGAGGTCGGATGCCCGATCCGGAGCCGAAGAAAACCTCCAGTCTACTGGAGCGGCTCCGGATCGGGAGGCGGGATATTCCCCCGGACGTGGCAGAAGTCAGAAGGGTGACCAACCTGCCGATCCGGGAGCTTGCAAAGGAATTCGAGCTGGAGAAGCTCAACCGTGAGGTCCTCCTCGCGGACACGTTCGAGTCCGGCTGGCGCCTGTTCCCCATCCAAGCCACTGCCGTAGCAGCCTACCGCGAGGCCGGCGGGCTCTTCGCCCCCATCGGGGTCGGGCAGGGTAAGACCCTGATCACCCTCCTGATCGCGGCGCATGCCTACAAGGAGCTGCACATTCACCGCTCTGTGATCCTGGTCCCGCCCCAGGTCTATGAGCAGCTCTTCAAGCGGGATATCCCGTGGGCCAGGAAGCGGACCGTGTTGCCCGTCCAGTTTCATGGGATGGCGGGGAAGACCAAGGCGCAGAGGGCCCACATGATCGAGAAGGGGCTGATCGGCTGCTACGTGATCCCCTACTCCTTCCTGTCCACTACAGACTCCGTGAAGATCCTAGAGACCATCGAGCCGGGGCTGATCATCGCGGACGAGGCTCACCTCCTGAAGAACAGGACGGCGGCCCGGACCAAGCGTCTCATGAATTTCATCCGGGACCACAATCCCCAGCTCGTCTGCCTGTCCGGGACCATCACCTCCAAGGGAATCTCCGACTACTCCCACCTGATCCGGTTCTGCCTGGGGGAGAACTGCCCCCTGCCGCGCAGCCCGATCATGTGCCAGGAGTGGGGAGCCGTCCTCGACTCCACGAGCGAGCCTCCCAACGACGACCAGATGCGAGTGCTCTTCCCACTCCTCGAATGGGCCAAGGGCATCCAGCCGGCGGAGAAGTTCCCTGCCACCCAGCCTGGGCTCCGCAAGGCCTACCGGCTCCGGCTCACGACCTGCCCTGGCGTCGTCTCCACCAGCGACTCAGACATCGGCACAAGCCTGGTGTTCCAGAATTTGCCAGTGGACAAGCCTGAGGCGGCGGAGGGCTTCACCCACTTGGAGCACCTCATCAACCAGGTCCAGGACAAATTCCTCACGCCGAACGGCGACGAGATCGAGCACGCCATCCACACATACAAGTGGCTCTATGAGCTGTCGGCTGGATTCTTCAATTCTCTCGTATGGCCCGAACCAGAGGCCTTGGCTGCACGCGAGGGCCTGCCCGTGTCGGAAGCCTCCTCCCGCCTAGATCGCGCCAAGGAGCACCACCATGCGGCTCAGGAGTATGCTGTTGGGCTCCGAGAGTTCTTGCACGACCCCCCGAAGGGGATGGACACTCCCATGCTCGTGGGGTCGGAGATCTCCCGCAACGGCGGAAAGAAGGTGGGAGGGCTGCTGGCCGGGCTCTGGCGAAGGATGAAGGACCTGGACTTCGAGGGGCGCCCGAACCGGGACAGCATCACCGTGCGGGTGTGCGACTACAAGATTCGCCATGTCGTGAAGTGGGCCCAGTCCCTGGGGGGTGAAGGGGCCATCCTGTGGGTCTACCACCAGGAGATCGGCCGGTGGATCCTGGAGGCGCTCCTGGAGGCCGGCCTGCCGGGGCTGGAGTGCGCGGCTGGAGAGGCTGGCAACCGCAGGATCTGCGACCCCGGGAACGCCGGGAAGCTCTGCGTGGCCTCCATGCCGGCCCACGGCATTGGCAAGAACCTCCAGCACTTCAAGAACCAATGCTTCGTCCAGTGGCCCAGGCCTGCCAAGGACGCCGAGCAGATCGTCGGCAGGACCCATCGCAACGGGCAGTCGGCGGACGAGCTTCTGGTCCACACCTTCCACACCATGACCTGGGAGCATGTGCTCTACGCCGCGACGTTGTCGGATGCCACCTACATCCAGCAGACGACCGGAATGAGACAGAAGCTAATCTTTGGAACTCACACTCCCATGCCGCGTATCTACTCTCAGGAGTTCCTCAGAGAGAAGGGCCTCCAGCCCAAGCCGCTGAACCCAGAGCAGGTCAGATTTTTCCAGGAAAGATTCGGTGTTGACAGCGCGGACAAGGGGGAGTAGAGTTGGGCATGGAAACGACAAAGAAACAGGTCCGGTGGGACAAGATCAAGGACGAGTGCGACAGGTTTGACCAGAGCGAGTTCTGGCCGCATCTTCGGGAGGACGAAGAAGACCTGCTCTCAGAATGGATTCGTAACCTTCGCAGTGTAGCGGAGATCTGTGTCGAAGAAGAAGAAATGGAGAACTGAACATGGGACTTTTCGACGGGATCAAAGACGCAAAAGCAAGCCGTGGAGCCAACTACGTCAAGGCCGGCCACTACCTGGTGCTGATCCGCCGGGTGAAGCAGGACAAGACCCGCAAGGGGGATGACTTCGTCGCCATCGAGATGGTGAACCTGGTCACCCTGGCCGAGGACCCGGCCGAGCAGGCGCACCGCCCCGGGGAGCAGATGAGCCAACTGCTCATGCGGAAGAACGACTCCTTCCTCCCCAACTTCAAGGCCTTCGTGTCCAACGTGATGGCGGTCGAAGAGAGCCAGGTGGGCGAGGAGGAGGCCATGGAAGTGGTTTCCGACGAGCAGCCGCTGTCCGGGCGCGTCGTGGAGCTGCAGAACAAGATCGTCATGACCAAGAAGGACACGCCCTTCACCTTGGTCAACTACGTCCGCAGCCTGGACGCGGAGGAGATCAAGGAGAAGATCCCCGCCGACGTCATCGAGAAGTTCCTCACCGCCGAGGAGCAGGAGCGCCTGGCGGAACTCGAATAATTCAAAAGTCCCGCCGGTCGCCGCGCCCGTATCATACCTCAGGGGTGGACAGCGCGGCCGGCGGGACTCCTTCTCTCTGGAGGCAATCATGATCTACGAATACCGATGTCCGCAATGCGGCAAGGAATCGGAAGTCAACCATGGGATGACAGAGGACCCTCAGGTGGCCTGTCCATCTTGTGGCTGCGACATGAACCGACGCATCACCGGAGGCCAGGGGACCATCTTCAAAGGCTCTGGGTTCCCTGGCAACGACATGAAGAAGAAGGCGTCCTACGCCAAGGCGCAGGACAAGAACGAGGACGAGTTTGGGGCCAAGAAGCCCTGGGAGCTGATGCGATGACAGTGCTCATCAAAGACGACCAGGGCAAGATCAGGAAGATCTTGGCCTCCCCAAACGACACCTACCTGTGGGCGACCCGCATCCTGGGAGGGAACTGGATGACCAGCGACCTGCCGACGAAGCGGCTGGAGATCCACCTCGACAAGAACGAGCAACTGGAGCGCATCTTCATCAACGGGGTGGAGCAGGACAAGGGCCTGTCTCGACAACTCGCCAAGCACATCATGATGTTCATCAAAGAGGAGCTGCGGAAATGAAGAACGTGGTAGCATTCGACACGGAGACCTATCTCATCGGCCCTGGAGATGCCGTGGCGCCGAAGGTGGTCTGCGCGTCGTTTGCTTCACGTATCGACGGGGTCATCAAGAGGGATCTGCTGGCCTCTTGCGACGACAGCCTGCCGGTCCTGCTTCACAGCCTGTTCGACGATCCGGACACGCTGCTCGTCGGCCACAACACCGCATACGATCTGACAGTCATTGCCAGGACCTGGCCGCACCTCTTGCCCGTCATCTTCAAGGCCCTGGACGCGCACAGAGTGACGGACACGCGCATCCGGGAGAAGCTCCTGAACCTATCGACCATCGGAAAGATCGACAAGCTCTACATGCCTGACGGAAGTGAGCAGAAGATCGCCTATTCCCTGGCCGCGCTCGTCCTCAACAGGTTCGGTGAGGACAGGTCCGAGGAGAAGAACTCCCCCGATGCCTGGCGCCTGCGCTACAGCGAGCTGGACGGCAAGCCCATCTCCGAATACCCCGAGGAGGCCTCGCGCTACGCCATCCAGGACGCCATCGACACCTTGAGGATCTGGGAGGAGCAGGAGAAGCAGGCGAACCCTACAGGCCCCGGCTCCATGACGACCCACACCTTCCAGACCTCCGTGGACTTCGCGCTCCGCCTCATGACCGTCCGAGGCTTCAAGATCGATCAGGAGCACCGGGACAAGCTGGCGGCGGAGCTGGCCGTCGACCTGCACGAGGACAACCTGCAGCTCCTCATCCAATCTGGAATCCTTCGGCCATCTGAACCTCCCCGGGCCTACAAGAATGGCAAAGGCACGACCAAGGGAAAGCCCACCTCCATCAACACCAAGAGGCTGGGGGAAGTGATCGTCGAGGTGTGCGAGAAGAACGGAAGGGAAGTCAAGAAGACGGCGACCGACCAGGTGGCGGCCGATGCCGGCACGATCACCGAGCTGGCGCCCTATGACGAGCGCCTCGCGGAATACCAGAAGCGGCAGGCCCTCGCCCGGCTGGCCGGCACGGAGCTTCCCAAGCTGGCCGCCGACTCGGTCCATCCGAATTTCGATATCCTGAAGGAGACTGGGCGCACGTCGTCCTACGGTAACCGCAAGGAAGCCCCGATGGAGCCCTACCCGGCCACCAACATCCAGCAGGTAGACCCACGGGCCAGGGGCTGCTTTGTCGCCCGCCCCGGGTTCGTGATCTGCTCCATCGACTACTCTGCCCTGGAGCTTGTGGCCCTGGCCCAGAAGACGAAATCGCTGTTCGGCTACTCTGTCCACTGGGACAAGGTCATGGCCGGCTACGATCTCCATGCGTTCCTCGGGGCCCAGCTCGCCTGGCACTTCGATGAGGAGTTCAGGGAGTGGAGCGGTTGCGACCAGCCGGACGATATCTACCGGGAATTTCTGAAGCTGAAGAGCTGGCCCGGCTCAAAGAAGTTCTTCGGGCACTGGCGCAAATTCGCCAAGCCGACAGGCCTGGGGTTCCCCGGCGGTTTAGGGCCGGACACGTTCGTGACCTACGCCAAGGACACCTACGACGTCCTGGTGACCCGAGAAGAGGCCGTCCAGCTCAGGCAGATTTGGTTCGCCATCTACCTGGAGATGAAGGACTATTTCCAGTGGGTCAACAGGGGGTGCAAGGATCCATACGATCCTGACTCCTACTGCTACTCCACGCCCCTCGGCATGTATCGGGCCGGAGCCACCTACTGCGCCTGCGCCAACGGGGCCGCCCTGCAGAGCCCAGCCGCTGAGGGAGCCAAGCTGGCCGTCTTCGAGGTGGCAAAGGCCTGCTACGTCGGGGACCTCAAGGGATGCTACCCCCAGGCCTTCATCCACGACGAGATTCTCCTGGAGATCCCAGAGGGCCCGGACATGGGAGAGAAGGCGGACAAGGTGGCGGAGATCTGGAAGAGCCAGATGCACCTGATCCTGCCCGACGTTCCAATCGGTGCTTCCCCCTGCCTTATGCGCCGCTGGGACAAGGCGGCAGAACCAGTGCGAGACGAGAAAGGACGGCTGCAGATATGGTCTCCCTCCTCCTGAAGGATCAGATCACCGAGGTCGACCTGGCCGGTGTCACGGAGTTCATCGTGGTCCGGCCCCACTTCTCCCAGACTCCTCCCAAGGATCGCTGGTGGTCGGTCCTGGCAAAGATCGGAGTGACTCGTATAAAGCCAATCCTCAGGGCGCCAACCTGGGAAAAAGCGCATCTCCTCCGACGCCAACTCACAAAAATTGTGATAGACTTGGGGGTCGATGCTAAGGTCCACATTCGGACCGGCAGTGTCACGAAGAGGGATGCGCCAGATGAACCAGTCCACTGATGCGAAGAAGTCTTTCCTGGTGGTCACAAAGTGCTACTTCAGCGACAAGTGGTATGTGATCAGGAAGTTCCACGACGGAAGGGAAGAGATCAAGGAGCACACGACTACGTCATTCACAGCAGCTCTGGCGTATAAGAAGGAGCACAAATGAGTCCTGAAGAAGCCATGAACATCATCAAGATGCAGAGCGAGTCCGCGAAGAAGAAGGAGGAGCGGGAGACCCTGCCCAACGGGGCCCAGCAGTCGAAGCTGGAGGAGCGCTACGACCTGCTCCCACCGGAAGCGATGCGCCGGCTGGCCAAGGTCCTGGCCTATGGTGCCAGGAAATACAGCGACAACAACTGGCACGGGATCCCGCTCAAGAGCCACCTGAACCATCTGATCCGCCATGTGATCGAATACCTGGCAGGAGACAAGACCGAGGATCATCTCGGGCATGTGATCTGCCGGGCCGCCATGGCGGTCTGGGCCCAGGAGAACATCGAGAAAGAAATTCCCGATGCCGACTGAAACGATCATTGTGGTGGGGCTCGGGGCCTCTGCTGTGAGGCAGGCAGATGCGCTCTGCGAGTTCACGACCATCGGCGTGAACGACGTGGCCCGGTTCCTGAGCCCCACCCACCTTCTGGTCCTGGACGCCCCCCGCAGGTTCACGGAGAACAGGCTCCTCTACATCGACATCTGCCCAGCAGAGGTGGCCTGGATCTGCCACGATGCTTGGATGCCACGCTTGGGCGCCAAGGCGATCCGGAAGCTCCATCTGCAGAGGTTCAGCCCTAGGGCGAACCTAGACGTGGAGGACCTCCTGCACTTCAGGACCTCACCCTTCGCTGCCATCCACCTTGCCTACAAGCTCGGGGCGAAGAGGATTGGCGTCATCGGCATGGACCTCCTGCCAGACCACCACATGAGCCGGAGCGCGAAAGCCATCAACGAGCACCTGGCGTCCATGAGGGACAAGCTGGCGGAGAAGAAAGTGGAGCTGCTCAACTGCTCCAAGATAGCTAACCTTCCGTCACTTCCGTTTTTAACCTTGGAGGAATTCTAATGTCGCTCGAAAAGATCTTCAGGAACAACTGCGCGAGCAGGGTAGCCACGGCCAAGCACCTCCCTTACCTGAAGGAAATGGCCGGCAAATGCACCTCGATCTGGGAGCTGGGTGTGAAGTGCGGCCACTCCTCCAGCGCGTTCTTGGCCGGCCTTCCTCCAGAGGGCAGGTTGTTCAGCGTGGACCTGGTGACCACGAACAAGGCCCGGCAGCTCAAGAAGGCCGTGGACAAGAAGAGGTGGAGATTGTTCGAGGGGAACTCCATCGATTACTCATCCTTCGCAGGCTGCGCGACCCCAGACCTGATCTTCTTCGACTCCCTCCACACCTACAAGCACCTGCGCAACGAGCTGTCCATGTGGGGCAACGAATCGAAGAAATGGCTCGTCTTCCATGACACGATCACCTTCGCCACGATGGGGGCGAACCTGGAGACAGGGACCTACCTTCCCCAGCCGGATGACCGCTCCTGCTTCGATCCGGCATCCCACGGCATCCGCCTCGCCATCGACGAGTTCATGGCGGCCAATCCCCACTGGCGCATCGAGCGGCACGCCCCCTACGGCCATGGCCTCCTGACTCTGGTGCGAGGGTGAAGATCTACGTGGTGACGGCCAGCCTAGGTCACCATTCCGACACGATTCGGATCCCGAAGCTGTCCGTCTCCCGTAAGACCAAGGCCAGGTTCATAGCCTACGTCTCCCCCGGGCATCCTCCAATCTCCGGACCTTGGGAGAGGCGTGAGATCAAGGGCACGGATCCTGTCCACCTGACTCGCATGGTCAAGATCATGTGCCACGAGGGTGGGCCGGAGAAGGCTGCGGAATACTGGATCTGGATGGATGCCAGCTTCAAACTCCGCATGATGCCGGAGGACATGATCCGGAAATACCTCCAGCCCAAGGCAATGGACCTGGCCCGCTTCAAGCATCCTTGCCACTCCAGCATCATCCAGGAGGCCCAGGCCCTGAAGGAATGCGGGAAGGTCCGCGAGGCTGACTGGCCCTTACTCGATCACCAGGTGGCGGATTATCTGGCCCAGGGGTTCGACCAGAAGGAGCAGTCCTGTGGAGGGTTCCTGATCCGCAGGAACTGCCCCAAGATCCGAGAGATGAACAGGATCTGGTTCGAGGAGTTCAACAAATATCGCCACGGCAGGGATCAGATGAGCTTCGACTACTCTATCTGGAAGGCCGGTGTCAGGGCCAGGTGGTTGCCTGGGCTCTACTACAAGTTCCCTGGAGCTACCTTCTTCAGTGATAGGAGCAGCAAGTGATCGTCTACACCGCAATCATCGGCAAGGAAGAGAAGCTCTACGCCCCCTCCAATCCGGGGCATCACTCGTTCATCTGCTTCACCGACCTGCCGATCAAGAGTGATGTGTGGGAGATTCGAAAGGTCCACAACATCCCAGAGGATGGCAGACTCCAGGCCAGGTGGCTGAAGACACACCCCGAGGAGCTATTCCCGAAGGAGACGGAATCGGTCTGGATTGACGCCAACATGCACCTGCTCGCCAACCCGGATGAGATCATTCTCAAGGCCAGGGGCTTCGAGCTGGTGGGCCTGGTCCACCCCAAGAACGATGATCTGCTCCAGGAGGCCGACCAGATCAATGCCTCCCTGAAGATCCCCCGGGAGGACCTGGGGGCGCAGATCCAGAGGTTCCAGGCCCAGGGATTCGAGCTTCCTAACTACGTCACCAGCACCGGCTTCCTATACCGGAGGCACACTCCATCCATGCGCGTGTTCCACGACATCTGGTGGAAGGAGATCCTCGTTTGCGTCCGGGACCAGATGAGTGTAGACTACGCTGCATGGGCAGCAGGAATCCGGACGCGCCACTTCGCTGGGCATTTCCGGAACAACGATTTCTTCCAGTATTTCACCCACGGAGGCAAGCAGGCAATCCTTCGTCCCAGAAACCTGACCCGTAAATTTGGTAGGAGATTCCTCTCATGAGAAACTATGATTTGACCGTTTCCAATGTCATCCTCGACCTCACCGTCAAGAAGCCCATCTCCTTCTTGCGCTATGGTGATGGGGAGTTCATGTGCATGCTCCAGGAGATCTACGGCAGAAAGGCCAGGGCCACCAACTGCGACCGGCACGACTACACCTTGCCACTGGCTCTCGATCTGCTCCACGTTCTCCGGGAGGCTCCTCTCGTCAAGGAGAAGGCAGTCCGCTATGGGATGCAGGATCCCAAGTTCCTGGCAAGCCTCATGGGGATCCCGACCGAGGAGGCGATCAGAATGGTGGACGAGATGTCCCCAGGCGCGGTCTGGTTCCATGGGGACTTCCTCCACCGCGCCAGCATCGCCGGAGAGCTGGCCCCGTTCCTCCGGGCATTCCTGGCCAGGACCCCAGTTCTCGTCGGGCCCCCGATCTTCAAGAAGCTGGACCAGAGGATCAAGAGGAACATCAGCCACATCGAGATCCCATCCCTGAACTGCTACGATTCAAAAGCCACCATCAAGGGGTCGATCTATCAGTGTTACAAGAGGGGCCACCGGACCTTCTCCATCTCCGCATCCATGGCCGCCAAGCCCATCATCCACGAGCTGGCCCCGCTCATGCCGGAAGCAAGCCTCCTGGACCTCGGCTCGCTGTGGGACGTGTTCTGCGGCGCCCCCAGCCGCTCCTACCACAAGAAAATGTCGAAGGAGACCATCGAAAGGAACCTGGCGCTATGAAGGAAGAAATCAGCATCATCACCCCGACCGGGGATCGCTACCAGACCCTGCGCCTCCTGGCATTCATGCTCCTCAACCAGACCTTCCGGGGAGTGATCCAGTGGATCGTGGTGGACGATGGGGAAACTGATGCCTCGGCCCGGGCGCTCCAGGGAGTCGGGGAGTCCCTCCTGGCCAACCGAGGGGTCTTCACGATCCATTACAAGCGGATCTTCCGGAGGGAGGATCAAGGTCCCAAGAGCCTGGCGGCCAACGTCATGGCCGGCCTGGGGCTCGCCACGGCCCCGAACATCCTCATCATGGAGGACGACGACTGCTACCATCAGGACTATGTGTTCGACATGCACCGGAGGCTCATGGCCGCAGATGTGGCCGGAACGATCTGGCAGAAATACTACCATCTGCCCAGTATGACCTACAGGATCTTCCTGAACCGGGGGAGCGCCCTGTGCGCCACGGGATTCCGGAGCCATCTGATTGGGACCATAGCCGAGGCCGCCAGGGCTTGTCTCCTGACGGGATCCAAGGGGATTGATGCCAAGTTTTGGGAGCTGGTCAGCGGGTGTCCCTCCCTCAAACAGGACCTCTTCGACCCGGCCGTGGACCTGATGATCGGCATGAAGGGGATGCCCGGGCGCGGAGGGATCGGGGTTGGTCACCGGCCCAAGAAGTTCCTGGCGGATCCGGTGGGGGATACCCTTCGGCTGTGGACAGGGAAGTGGGCAGAGTCCTACCTGGAAATGAGAAAGGGGCTGTCATGAACTACATCGGCATCGATCCCGACTTGCACAACCTGGGCCTGGCCATCGTGGACGACGAGGGAGAGGTCTCACATGTCGAAGTGATCCGCGTCCCCGGGAGCTACAAGGGCGAGTCGGCCGTCCAGAAGATGGTCCAGGAGCTGGCCTCCAGGTTCCCGGTGCTCGGCCAGAGCTTCCCGGATCGGGACTACATCCACGCCATCATCGAGGGCCAGCAGATCTACTCCGGCTCCGGGCTGGCCCGGCCGGACTCCATGCTCCTGCTCGCCCAGGTCGCGGGCGCGGCGGCTGCCGCCCTGTCCCCCTTCTGCGCCCAAATCGAGCTGCCCAGGCCACGCAAGTGGAAGGGGTCGATCCCGAAGCCTATCCATCAGGCGCGGGTCCTGGGGAGGCTGGGATGGACCTACAAGAAGGGCCAGGGCTACACGATTCCAACCAACCCCCCGGCTCACCTGACAAAGCTCAAGCCCGAGGAGTGGAAGCATGTCGTGGATGCCATCGGGCTGGCCCGGTGGGGCTGGGGAGACTCAGGCTCTGAGGGATGACTTGCGGTAGACGATCCGCCAGATCAAGGACAGGAGACCACCCATCCGGGTAGAGACCATCTGATTGGGGAGATATTCCTCGGTCAGGTGGTCGCCCCATAGGACAAAGATCTCTTCCAGGAAGATCTGAACCAAGTCCGAAATCTGCCGCCCATACTTCTGCTCGGTCCGGTCGAAGAACCGATCCCCCTTCCATCCCTTGCGGACCTTGAAGAACTTCAGGCGGTCCCCGAACAGCTTCTTATACATCCTCAAGGCCCCAGGCCCAAGAGCGTGCATGGACTTGACATTGCTCGGGTCTATCTCATCCCGATAGCTCCTCGGCCTTCTCGGGTCCTGGCCCTTCGGGAAGACCAGGAAGAACTTCTTCTTGCTCGGGACCCTGGGGCCCGGCCCGTCGTGGTAGTAGGGGGCCCAATAGTGGGGGATATGGATGTTGACCGAGGAGGTAATGGGGAGACGCATCTTCCCGAGGATGAACTGGATGGACTTGCTCCTGGTCTCCTTGCCAGCCAGGCCCTTGAAGCACATGGCAGAGATCCAGGAGACTGAAGCCTCCACTTCGGACATGGTGAAGGCTCGTGGGGAGGCAACGACCTCTCGATAGAACGTCACTATCTGGGCCCGTTCCCGCCCCACGTTGAGGTTGGAGAGTGCTTCCAGGAACAGGCTCATTCCTTCAAGCCCTTGTTGGGGTCGCGGTCCTTGTTCACTGGAGCCGTGAACTCCTGGCGCATCCGGGAGATCGGATCGAGCTGCTCGACTTCCATCTCATCGGTGATCTTGCGGAACTTGAAGTCCCCCGCCTTGAGCCCGGACACGCCCTTCTTCCCGCCGAGTGTCTTGTTCAGGATCGTCTCGAAGACCTTCTGGCTCGGGCCGATCACCAAGGTCTGGAAAGCCTTCATGGCGGACACGATCTCGTTCGATGCCCCGAGCTTCCCCGGGATCTGGATGCCTGCCAGCAACGGTGGAACCCGGTGGGCCGTCACAATGCTGAGGGCCCATTGCTCCTCCAGCGCTTGCTGGCTGTCCCCATCCCGGTTGTCGGACTCCAGCTTTTCGAGATGGATTCCGATCTCGGGCGCAACGAGGTTCATCGCTATGGACTTGTGGCTGTTTCCCAAACCAACGCCAGCACGGAGGCTGTCCTCCAGCTTCGTCCAGTCCTGGGGTGAGACCTCGCCCCCGGTCACAAACAGGAGAAACTCCGGCACTCCCCTGTTCATAAAGAAGTCGAGCTGAAACTGATCCGAGCAATGGGACAGCTCGATCTTCGGAACGGCGGCCAACCAATCGGGGACTCCATACCACCGGGAGGCTGCCGAAGGCTTGCGGAAGTGGATGACCTCGGAGATCCGGGCTGCCGCCTCCGATGCGGCGGGGGTCCTCGCCAGGTAGGCTTCCTTCTCCCCAAAGGGAACGAAGGTCCTGGCAGATGCAGCCGAGTCCCCACCCTCAAGGAGGCTGCCGGACAAGAAAGGATTGATCTCATAGTGGATGTTGTAGAGGTCGTCCTCCACGACGACATAGACATGCGCCGCAGGGACATGGTGGAGGCCGACGATTTCATTCCCTGCGCGAACGACCTCGACGAATCCGTTTCCGGTCTGGAAGTAATCCTCGGCAACGTCCCCGATCACATCCTGCCACGAGACCCGGCAAAGCTCATCCAGCGCCATCTCGGCCTTCGAGGTGCTGCGGTCGGACAGGTCCAGATCATCCTCTTTGTTGACTCCCCGGGGCTTCTGGGGAAGCTGGATACCCCCGGGCTTGGCCGGGCCGGCCGGGGCCGCCGGAGGCATCGTGGCCATCTGGGCCATCTCCGCTTTCTTCTTCCTCTCCTCCTCGGTCACCAGGCCCAGGCCCACCGTGGCCTCCTTCTTGGTCTCGATGCAGGTGCTGTGGTGGGAGTTGGACTCCTTGAACTTGGTCACCAGCTCGAAGTTGAAGGGGTGATACTTCAACCCCGGGCAGGGATCCTGGGAGGACTGCGTTTCGTCCCCCTTGAGGATCTGGAGAAGGGACTTCCCACCCTGGTCCGGATAGAGCAGATGAGTGGAAGCCCCGACGATTTTCAGGATCTTTGATGGCTCCATTGCACTTCCTTTTGATACGGGCATCAAATAGAATTTTTTAACCGCACATCCAGGATGATGTGCTATCCTGTCCATGATACCCCTACATCCTGGACGGGAGGAATTTTCATGGCCAAGAGGCTCAAGAACCCGAAGATCAAGTGGGTCTCTCTGTGTCCCGCAGGGAAGAACCGCCTTCCAGTTTTGTTCAAGGCGGACGGGACCTTCGAGGTGGAGATGCTCTCCAAGATGGACGCGGAGGGCCTCTTGACCGCCCTGGTCTACGTCCCAGACCTCCTGGACTCAGACGGGGAATTCGCCGATGCAAAGACAGTGAAGGAGATGGCCTATAGCTTTCAGAAGGAAGGAGGACAGATCGACCTCCGGCACGATGGGAAGGCCCTGGGAGCTGACCGGGCCTGGGTCGCCGAGACCTTCATCGTCCAGAAGGGGGACCCGAGGTTTGAGGGGTTCCAGACTCGATCTGGTGAGAAGGTGAGCCCCGTGGGGTCCTGGGGAATGATCATCAAGGTGGAAGACCCCAACCTTCAGAAGCTCTATCGAGACGGCGATTGGCATGGGGTTTCTCTGGCCGGGGAGGCCGAGAAAGAAGACGCGGGCCAGGGTTGGCTCCGTAGAATGTTCAGTAAACCAAAGGAGTCGAACAAGATGGAGAAGGAAGACCGGGATCTCCTGAAGTCCCTTCAGGATGGTCTGGCGGCCCAGATGACTCAGGGCGCGACCCTGGCCAAGGCCGTCGAGTTCCTCGTCAAGGCTCGCCAGGACGATCTGGTCGAGCGTGCCAAGGTCGAGGCCGAGGCAAAGAAGACCGCTCTCGACAAGGAGAAGACGGACCTCAAGGAGCGTGCGGAGAAGGCCGAGAAGGACCTGGTGGAGCTGAAGAAGTCCATGGGCATCTCGAACCAGAGCACGGAAGACAAGTCCGAGTCCATCGTCCCCTCGTTCTATGCGGGGATGAACCTTCGCAAGGAAGAGGCGGATGAAGTCGCCGAGGCCCTGAAGGTGATCGAGCTGATGAACAAGGGAGGCAAGTAATCATGGCTTATGCCGCCAACGAGCTGTTCGGGCAGGGCAGTTACGATGCCTACCCGAGGATTCAGCCGGAGCGAGTGCTGCCTTGCACCTTCTCTCCGGACGTTGCCGAGACCGAGCTGGCCGTGGGGACCCCCGTGGCCTTCGATGAGGCAGCTTTCAACTGGAAGGTCTGGTCCGCAGCCGGAACCGGGGACGTGGACGAAATCAAGGGTTTCATCTATCCCGATACCGTCCAGCTCGACGGATCCGGGGAAGTCATCGCCCAGGTGATGGTCAAAGGTCAGATCGAATACGCTGACATCGTTCTTCCCGATGGGGAACTCGCGGCCGACCTGCGTGAGGCTCTCCGGACCCAGTGCCTGGCTCGCGGCCTCATCGTGCGCGGCCTGACGGAGGTGAGGTAATCATGGCTTACACGATTGATCCCCTGAAGTGGACCACCCTGACCCTCCTGATCAACGAGATCAAGGGGCCCCAGAACTTCCTGAAGAACCTCCTCTTCAGCGACGTTCAGACCCTCAGCACCGAGACCGCCGAGCTGTCCTACCTGACCGGCGGGATCGTGGCGGCCCCCTACGTGAAGAAGAACGGGGAAGCTCTCATGGTCGGTGGCCTCGGGCAGTCCTTCGCCACGGTCACCATGCCCAACATCCGCATCAAGCGGCCGTTCACCCCGAGTGAACTCCTGTTCACCCGCCGGGCCGGCACCAGCATCTTCATCGACGCCGGAGCCCAGCTCTCGGCCCTCACCCGGCACATCGCCCGGGACCTGAAATACATGAAGGACCAGATCGAGAACACCGAGGAAGTTCAGGCTTCCCAGGCGCTGCTCGGGACCATCTCCTACGAGGTTGCGGATCAGGAAGTCTTCCAGGTGACCTTCCCCCGCAGCGCGGCCAATGCCTACACCGTGAGCCCCCTGTGGTCCACGACCAGCAACCCCGAGGCCGACATCCACGCTGTGAAGCGCCTGACGAGTGATGGAGTGGGCCTGTCTCCCACCCACATGCTCCTCGGCCGCAACGCTGCCGATGAGTTCCTCAAGAACGCCCGGGTCTCGACTCTCCTCGACAATCGGCGCATCCAGGCCGGCGGGGTGAATCTTTCCGGCCAGTTCAACCCCCAGGGCGCGATCTTCCTCGGGGACTTCTGCGGAGTCCAGGTCTGGGAGTATGGTCGCCAGATCTCCGTCAACGGGACCGCGACCTCGATGATCCGCAGCGACTATGCGGAACTGGTGTGCGCCTCTCCGGATGCGGAGTGGGGCAGGCTCTACGGGGCCATCCCGGACTTCGATGCTCTCCAGGAGCGCAAGTTCCAGGGCCAGATCTTCGCCAAGAGCTGGATCACCAAGGACCCCAGCGCCTTCATCGCTCTCGCCCACTCCCGTCCTCTCTGCGTCCCCCGCAGGCCGGATGCGAGCGTGAGCCTGAAAGTCGTCTAAGGAAGGGACCCATGAGGAAGCGCACGGCAGTTTCTAAGTTCTGGGGGTTGGATCCCAGCAAGCTGGAGGGGAAGACCCTTCAGGAGCTGCATATCCTGCTCGTGGAACGGAACTACCGTGCGCCCCTCCCGGGGACCGTGGAAGAAGCTATTCAGATCCTGAGCAGGGAATGGAGGGGCCAATGAGTCCGTTGTTCATTGCGAACGTCGATACGCTAAAAGCGAATCTGAGACTGTCTGGCGCCTCCTCCCTGTCAGGATCTGATTTTGATACCCTGCTCGATCAGGCGATCCGTAAGGTCCGTCTGCATTTCAGAAGGAGACTCAGCCAGGCCAGGATCGAGGCGATCCAGGCGTATACCCAGGATTCCTCGCCCGCGAGCCCGGATGAAAACAGCGAATACTTCCGCGAGATGGCCGAGCTGGCCGAGATCGCCATGGTGAAGCTGGAGCTGACCTTTCTGCTCCCGATGATCTTCATGGATGCTGGAGCCAGCAACCGAGAAACCTACAACGATGAAGCCGCTTTCCGCAAGGCTGGGATGGACGAGCTGAAGGCCCTGCGGGCTGCCCTGACCATAGAGATCAACCAGCACTTGGACGGCCTTTCCAAGATGGTCTTGGTAGGCCCCTACACCAACAAGTTTTCCTCTATCGGTCCGGACAGGCCCACCCGTCCAGGCGAAAGCATCAAATAATGGCCACCTACGTCTCCCAGATCCATAGTGCTCTGACCTCTGCGGCCCTGGCCGGGGTGTTTCCCCCGGTGAGCTACTCGGGTCGGGACATGACTGTAGATGAGGAGTCTTCTGTGGTCCCCTCCTCTGCCTTGGCCTTCGAGATCGCAAGCTCCTTCGGGCTTCCGATACGACAGAGAAGGGATCGGATGCAGGAGCGGCTGAACTGGGAGTGGCTGCTCGTGGTGGAGTTCAACACGACGGTCACTTTCGAAAGGTTCGAAGAGGATCTGTGTGCCTCCCAGATCCTGATCCCGAGAACAGATAGCCTGCGCCAGATCACACTGAGGTTGGTGGGAGCGGAATACGAGCATCCCGCCAGGCAGCAGGCCGCAAAAGGGTCCACGGCATCTTTTCGATTCGAAGCAATACTGTCCCCGGCTTAAGGGACGAGGAGTAACAAATGGCTGGCAGGAATACTTCTGGGCTCCCCAGGACCGAGGACTACAATCTCGGCCGTGGGAAGGTCTATTTCGCGGAACTGACTTCGGGCATTCCGGGGGCCTTCCGGGACCTCGGCAACGCCCCCGCCTTCAACATCTCGATGGAGACCGAGAAGCTGGATCACATGTCCAGCCGGGAAGGTCTCAAGCTCACCGACCTCCAGGTCGTGGTGAGCCAGAAGATCAACGTCTCGCTGACGCTGGACGAGATCAACTTCGAGAACCTGGCGTTCTTCTTCAGCGGTGAGTCGGATACCCGGACCAACAACGGTGGGGCCGCGATTACCGGAAACGGGAACCTCGTGGTCACCGACCAGGGACGCTGGTATGATCTCTATGAGGGCGCCACGGCCGCAACCAAGACCGCCGCCACGCGCATCTACGACATTGGGGAAGTGACGATCACCCCCAACGCCGGAGGCTCGGCCATGGTCGAGACCACGGACTACGTGGTGGACGAGGCCCTCGGTCGTATTTTCGTCGTGGATGGCGGGGACATGGAAGCCGGCTCCTACGATGTGGACGTTGCTCTCAACTCCACCGCAGTCGCCTTGGTCTCCCGCGTGAAGGCCGCCTCTCAGAGCGCCATCGTCGGCTGCCTCCGATTCGTCTCGGAGAACCCGGCGGACACCGACAAGTGGACCGAATACACCTTCCACCAGGTCCGCCTCTCGGCCGAGGGTGACTTCGCCCTGATCGGTGACGACTGGACCACTCTTCAGCTCTCCGGTCTGGCCGAGCGCAATGCCACGGCTGACCCCCTGAGCCCGACCCTCACCATCGTCACCAACGAGTCCCAGGCGTAAATACCCTAGTTCGACCCGTGCCTGGTTAAGGGGAAATCCAGGCACGGGTCACTTTTTGTCTTGGAGGAACCCATGAGCTGGAAAGAGAAATTGTCGTTCATTTCACCGTCGTTCATCGAGCACCAGATTCAGGGCGAGACCTTGCACTTCTATCCCATCTCGCTCAAGCATGCCTTCGCCATCCGGTCGGTCGCGCAACCCATCGCCAAGGCCCTCACCATCATCCTGACCAAGCACGACGGGGACCAGGCCCAGCAGGCCAAGTCCAAGTTCAAGGCCGGCCAGATCGAGGACCAGGACATCAAGGTGGAAGCGATCTCGAAGGACCTGGCTTCCCTCCGGACCACGGAGAGGGCGAACGCTGTTTCGGATGCGATCAACACCTTGCTCGATCCGGAGAACGCCATGATCTTCGGCATCCTCTTGGTGGACTCTCTGCGGGACATCTTCCCCAGGGACACGAGCCGGGCAGACGCCAGGAATTTCGTGGAGGGCCTCGGGCTGGACGTTGCAACGGAGTTCCTGATCGGCCTCGCCCTGGCCAACAAGAAGGTGCTCGGCCCTTTTGCGGAGATGGCGGGGGAAGCGATGAAAAGAAGTCTCGCGGGACTAAGAGGAGAGGCGCCCCTGCCCGAGCCCGAGCCCCCAAGCGAGACTATTGGCTAGACCTACAAGACTCCGTGGTCCGGGGCGCGATGAACGGCTTGGACCTGGAGTGGCTGATGAACCTGGATCTCTTGTCGTTCGACTCGGTGATCGGAAGCCTTGACAGAGAGATGATGAGGAAGCATCGGATGACCGCCATCCTGACCCGGGCTGCCTACGGGGCCGACCAGAAGGGATGGAAGGACCTGATGAAGCACTTGAGTGAGGGCGGGGAAGACGAGTCGGATGAGAAGGAATTCCTAGCGAAATTCGGGGGAGGCATTTAATGGACAGGGGCCTGAACTATCGGATCACGACTGCCGCCAACCTTCAGGGATTGAAGGCTCTGGCGGTAGGGCTGGCGCAGACCCAGCGAGCCATGTCTCTGATGGCTCAGACCGCCAACCGGATGAATTCCTCGAATGACGCGGCCGCCCGGAGGATCGAGAGGTTGAGCCGGTCCGTCTCTGAGCTGAGGCTTCGGCTTGCTGCCGCCAGGACTCAGACAGCCTCCATGAAGCGCGGGGTGGACGACCTCACGACCAGCCTGGGCTTCTTGGGCCGGACGGTCCGGAGGTTCCTCACCTACTTGGTCCTTTTCGTGGCCATGGGAGCGGTGAAGAGGAGCTTCGACCAGATCACCCGGGCGGCCATCGGGTTCAACAAGGCCATGGAGGAGGGGTCCATTGCCATGGCCGGGATCATCCTGGCCACGGGCAAGTTTGCGGATGCCCAGGGGAAGGTTCTGTCCGTCTCTCAGAGTCTTCCCCTGGCAATGCAGGCCGGCCAGAGGCAGATGAAGCTCCTCCAGAAAGACGCTCTGGCCACGACCGGGGATTTCCAGTCCATGGCCGAGGCCATGCAGGTCGCCATCGCCCCGGGCCTCCAGGCCGGCATGACACTGGACCAGATCCGCATTCTGTCCCGCCGCATCGCCCAGGCCGCCACCGCGCTGTCCATGCCTGGTCAGCAGATGCCCGAGGAGATCCGGTCCCTCCTCGCCGGGACCATCCGGCCCCAGACGACCCGCATCGCTACGGCCCTCGGTATTACGTCTGACGACGTTCGCAAGTGGAAGGAGATGGGGACCTTCACCGAGGAGGTCCTGAAGAGATTCGAAGCCTTCGAGAAGATCGAGCAGCCCCTCGGCAACACCATGACCTTGCTGGTAAACCGGGTGAAGGATGCCTTCCAGGCCGTGGCAGGAACTGCCGGCGGGGGGTTCTTCCAGGAGTTGAAGAAACTTCTCAAGGACGTTTTCGGAGCGCTGACCGGAGAGGGAGAAAGTGGCCTTTCGACCGGGGCAGTTCAGGCCCTGACCGGGATGTTCAAGAGCCTGGAGGGCATCGTCAAGAGGATCAGGGAATACATCAACACGGCTGACCTATCTAATTGGAAAGACATTG